AACCAGCCATAATTAGACGATCACCTCCATCTTTTGGAGTAAATGCAATTCCATCAATCTCGGCAGGTCCATCAGCATAAATACGGATAGCATTTGATCCATCAGTATTAATAGCTGTTAATGCAACACCCGTTCCATTGTCATTAAGACTTGTACGTTTTAAGTAAAGAATGATTTTCTTTGCAATATTTGTATTGGCAACATTTACGCCAAGCTTATCAGCACCACCTTTTATACTTGCAAAACCTTCTAATGTATATTCAAAAGTAGCACTTCCAACGGCAGGATCAATTAAGATCGCCTCGTCAGCGGCAACAGCTCCTATGATTTCTACTGTTCCGATAGCTTTCAACCCACCACCATTGGCAGCCAATAGAATTGTAGCTGATTCAGTTAGTGTATATTCACCAGCCAAAACCTCTATGGTTTGTCCAGCGATTTGATTCGCAATAGCAATCTCTAAATCGGCAACGTTATCAACTCTTACAACAGATGGTGCAGTCTGACTTTCTTCTGTCCATAATCCAATTGCATCAAGGACATACCATCCACTAGCTCCATCAGATTCAAGAATTAGTAAATCCCCTGTTTTTGCAGTAGCCTTAGTATTAACCAAGTCTTTATCATCTGTTCCAGATAATATAATTGTAGATCCGCGATTACTAGCATCACCCATAATCTTATCCGAAGCGTTAGGGCTTACTGTGAATCCGTATGCTGCGTCAGCACCAATATTAATAAAAGCATATTTTACACCCGCTCCTACAGTAGCAGAAGAAGGTAAAGTAGCTGTTTTAGCATCAGCACCAACTAAGAATAGCTGGCCTGACATTGCAGCAGTTAAAGTTGCATCAACAATAAAGGAGACGGTTGGCTCAACATTTTGAATCCATTCTGCCTGAACCCATATAAGGCCATTGAAATAAACCCTATCGCTAGTGGCAACGGTTAATGTTCCTAATGTGAGTGTTCCTCCAGTTGTAATCGTAATTATTAAGCCCTCCATCGGGCTTGTAAGAGCATTAAGAGCAGCAACAGTTGAAGATCCTCCGTCCACCTTTAGGGCTTTCGATAAAATGGCAACCATTTTTCCAAATGTAGCGTTTGTATCAGCAAGGCTGTTCTTATCGATCACACTTGCAATATAACTTGTTTTTTCCATGATAATAATCTTAAAGTTTATAAATTACTTTATTGTTTATGACTCAAGAGCCGGAAAGACCATTTTGTTCTTTTTAGCAATTGACAAATGCATCCCCGGATCATCAATACCAGGGTATTCTGATCCTAGTTTTTCCTCTAGCATCTCAGCAAGGTCCTGTAACGTTTTTACAGTCTTGAAGTTTGTTTTTTTAGAGTATTTTGGTGTAAACTCACTTCCACCACCTAATGGTTCGTGAGCTACAGCAGGAGCGGCCACTTTTGCAGACTTTATTTCCACGGATTCAATTAACTTAATTCTTCCCGTTCTAAACTGTCTGGTTTTCTCAATTGCATCCTGAATATCAGAATTAGCAGTTGAATATTTGCCTTTTAAGGCTACAGGGTATGTTTTACCCTCGCTGAACACAATCGGAGTATATACCTTATTGATGTTTAACCCTAGTGTCATAAGCCCTGTTCCTGGTGCTTCGTAAATCTTCTTAAACTTTGCCATAATAAATTTATTTATGTGTGGTTGATATTTTATTTAATATTATGAGCTTGTTTCAATCCAAGCGTGAGTTTCAGGATTTCTAAACGCCATAGTCCACTCTTCTAAGATACGATAAGCAGTAACACGTCTTTGTCCTGTACGGTCAAGATCAAGCTCTGTGGTCTCTGTAGGACGTCTGAATCTACGTTCAAGATTTGCAACGTCAAATACTATTCCATTATAAGACCAAGATCCACCTAAATCATCAAATGATTGGTGTCTACGAAGATAGATGTCTCCGAAATAAGTATCAAGCACTTTGAATTTAATGCCAGCTACAATCTCTGTCTTAGAGGCTTGAAGTTGTTTTTCAACTACAGGAACATTCATCATCCATTCTACTAATCCGTTGCCAGCAAATAACATTCTGGTATAAGAACCATTGTTTCCTGTGAATACAGTTTTTCCCCAAGTGTTGAATACTGCGTTTGTTCCTGCTACTGCATGATCATAAGTAATCGTTTTGGTGATGTAGTGTCTAGCACCACCCATTACGTCAACTTTCTTACCTGCTACAGGATCAAGAACATCTTGCTTAGGATAACCAAATAACATTGTTAATTCGGCCATTCTTCGCATATCATAGATGGCATCTGTTTGGTAGTCATTGATATTGAATTCAACTTCTTTATTATGTTGGAAGTTAACTAAAGACTCTTCAACCTGGCACATAAAAATCTGAACATAGTTATAAGTATCAGTTGGCATGTTAGCGTAAGGAGTATTCTGAGCATCGATTTCTGCTTTTGCATTACCAATTCTAACAAGAACCGCAGCATTAGCAATAGCAGGAACAAAATCACCTGTACCTACTCCACCGGCCCCAACACCATTGATGGCTCTAACAGTGATCTTACTATTAGGGTTATCTACAGCAACAACTTTAAATCTAAATTCAGCAGTACCTACAGTAATTTCAGGAAAAATCCCAATATCATCCGGCAACCAAATTTGAATATTAGTTACTTCAATTTGTGATGTTTGAGTGTCAGCTTGTACATATTCAGCTGTTAATAAATCACTTACTCCACGTACTGTAGTGGAATAGAATTTATACTCTCGTGAATCACATTTGCCTACGTTACCTACCTCTCTTAATATAGTATCCAAAGGAAATACATCTGGTCGTACTTTACTAATTACATTAGAGATTTCAGGCCGTAGTAAATTTGGGCTTGCATCATTTACTTGCTCTGTTGTTACCGTCTGACTAACTGCCTGAGCAGCAGCAGTAGGAGCAACAATACTGGCTACATTTAGAAAGGAATTATCACTATCAAATAGTTGAGCAACCCAATCAGGAGCCATTTGCAATACCGAAGGCTCGATGGCTATAGCACACATTACAAGAATAATGAGGCTGACGCCAATTTTAAACATTAATTTAATTGTTTTCATTTGTTAATTGTTTTAGTTAAATACTAATCGGCCCCATTAACCGAGCTTAAACTGTTGTCTATCAATAGACTTTCCTAATTTCTTAGCGAAACTATTTCCTTTAACTTTTTGAGTTTGTGCTTCGGATGCTCCAGTTCTGATGTCGGCTGTTCCGTCACCCTTGAAGTCCTTGTCTGTTCTCATTTTAGCTTCTATTTTTTCGTTCTTGGCCTTTATTTCGGCTTGCTTTGCAGCATCTAAAACATCACTCTCGTAGTTTTTTGCATAATAAGCGGCCTGAAGGAAGTCGTTACTTACTTTACCAACAGATGCATCCTCAATAAGTTTAGCTACAAACTGTGCAAACTCATTGACTTGCGCTTCTTCGAGTCCTTTTTCGCTTACGAATGCTCCGAATGCCTGACCTGCAAGCTCAAGGTTCTTATCGTAATTTCTTAAGCGTGATTGTCTCTCGTCAAAAGACTTCATACGATACTTACGGTTTTCTTCCCAATTAGGAATATCCCCACCTTCTCCAGCTTCGGATAATGATTGAACATCCATATATTTAGGTAGAGCTTCCGCGAACTTAGCACCCTTGCCCATATCAGAAAGAATACCAGAAAGTTCAGGCTCAGAATCCATCATCGCTAAGATGTTTCTATTGGATTCATCGTATGAGCTTAGTTTCTTTTTAGATGGACCATAATCTTCTGACACCATTTTCTCCATCATGTCACCATAATTATCGTCATTGATCTCAGCATCATCACCATAATATTCCTTCATACTCTTCATGCTTGCTTTTTTAGCCTCAGAGTATTCGCCTTCAGATGTTGTTTTTGTTGATTTATTTCCGGCAACTTCTGCCTTAGTTGTTTCTTTGTCAGTTAGTTTTCCCGACTTATCTTTTTCTTCTTTATCCATGACAGATGAATTATTTTATAAATAGATAATCAATTGTCAACAAATCTAATCAACAATTTTTTTGCTTTATTGTAATTTATTTCTTACTTTTATCATTTTTAACGAATATAATAACGAATTATATGTTTGATGAACTGAGTAGAGAAGAAAAAATATCCATAGTAAATAAAACCTATAACCTAGTTCTTAAAGAGCTTGGAGAATATGCCCCCTACGTCTCCTTAGATTGCAAACTAGATAAGATTAAAGAAAAACTACCGCTAAAGCCTATCTATGGTTTTAAAACAATTATTCAAATAATGGGAGGTCATTTTGAGTTACCACAAGTTAAAAAGCAATTAATGATGGATCTTATTGCGCAAGTTCGGGCAGAAGCTCCTGCAGAAGTCTCAAACAAGTTTGTAGCCATTACGGTAAGATCATTGTTACCAACAAAGCCAATATATGACAAAGGCACCATAAAACAGATTATTACACGACAGTATAAATAGAGAGTTATGGGAAATATTAATAAATACAATACTAAGAAATTAGCATTCATTAAGAAATACAAACTTAAAAAAGGCGATTATATAACAAATGAATTAGTGCGGAAGGCAAAAACAGAGATAGGGTATAGCCAAAAAACAACAGGAACAGATATTCGGCTTGGAATTAAGTCGCTAATTGGTAAGTGCGAATAATTTTTAATATAAATGGACATTGCAAAAATCATATCAGAAAATCAAGTGAGGTTAGAGGAATTGAATTCTCCTTACAATCCTATTACAGGGCTTGGTTCTACCATTCCTAGAACGAAGGTTGATTTCAATGATATTGGTACTTTATACATACCAAATGAAATGATTGAGCTTTCTTCTTTTACAAATGACTTATGCGAAGCAAAGAATTTTAAGGATGTAGCTAAAAAATTAGGTGTTGATATTCCTACAATGATTAATATGTTTAATATTGATCGGTTTAAATATGATTTTGAGTATTGGGCATTTACTACCATTACGATAATGAACAAAGATACCTCCATCCCCTTTAAGTTCAAACAAAGAAAAGCACAACTAATATTATTATCTGCTCTCGAAGAGATGAGAGTAGCTGGTATTCCAATAAGGATAGTTTTGCTTAAGGCAAGGCAGTGGGGAGGATCTACATTGGTTCAGATTTATATGATGTGGATTCAGCAGCTACATAAAATCAATTGGAATCTTGCTGTATGCGCTCAGGATGATGGTGCCGCAAATAATATTAGTCAGTTATACCAAAGAGCGGCTGACTTATACCCTGCACAAATAGGTACTATTTCCTTTAAACCTTACGCGCGCTCACCAAAAAACATTCAGAATTTAGAAAGAGGAGGTATTATAGGAGTTGGTTCAGTGAATAATCCTGACCAATTTAGATCATATCCGTATTATATGCTTCATGGGAGTGAGCTTGGAGTATGGAAAGATACCCCAAAAAGAACATCTGCTCAGCTTGTACAATCTCTAAAATCCTCTATACCACCCAATCCTTACACTATGATAGTTGAGGAGTCAACAGCAAAAGGAGTAGGTACATATTTTCACGATGAATGGTTGGCAGCAGAAAATGGAGAGACTGGATATAGAGCAGTATTCGTTCCTTTTCATAAAATCGATATGTACCAAAAACCAATAGCTGATAAGGCTAAGTTCATAAAGGAAATGAAAGCTGAGGATTGGATCACATGGAATCTAGGAGGTACATTAGAAGCAGTCAATTGGTACAACTACTTTCAACGCACCGAAAGATATGAGTTAGTTCAGATGCAAGAAGAATTTCCACGTACACCAGAAGAGGCTTTTATTAGCACAGGACAAAGAATATTTCCACATACTTATATTTCAAATGCAAGGATTAATGTAAAAAAACCTGCAAAGATAGGCGATATGTACCCTAGTATTGTAGGCAAAGCTGCTCTTAAAGATATTGAATTTAAGGAATCAAATACGGGCAATCTAAAGATTTGGAAAATGCCTGTAAAATTTGTTACCAGAGATTTGGAAGGAAATATAGGAGAGTTTGCTGTAAAGAGAAGGTATGTTGCATTCGCGGATCTAGGCGGAACAAACCCCAAAGCAGATTATTCTATCATTAAAATTATTGATAGGTATTGGATGCTGTTTGGCGGAAGTCCTGAAACAGTTGCGGTATGGCATGGGCATCTTGATCATGATCTCTTTGCTTGGAAATGCGTTCAGATATGTACCTTATATGGCAAGGCATTATTAGCCATTGAAGCTAACTCTTTAAAAAAGGAAAAGAAAGATGGAGACCATTTTGTAACTGTTTTAGATAATATTGCAGAGCATTATGATAATCTATTCATTAGAAATAACCACGAAAATATTAATAGAGACTTTCTTCCTAAATATGGCTTCCATACCACTCAAGGGAATAAAGATATGATAATAAATAGTCTGTTAGGAGCATACAGAGATGATAATTTCAGAGAGAGAGAAAAGGAAGCTCTTGATGAATGTGATGTGTTTGAACGTAAGGCTGATGGAAGTATGGGTGCTGTTTCAGGGAAAAAAGATGACAGGGTAATAACTACCGCTGGTGCTTTTTGGTTGGCAACCAAATACGCGACACTAGGCCCTCCAATCTTAGTTCCTTACGTTCCTGATACCGAAAGAGGAAGAATATTAAAGAAAAAACATATACTTGGCGAATCGTCTATGTAATATTAAAAATAATTTGTATCTTTATGCTGCTTATAATTTAACTTATGTCTCAAAAAGAAAATACACATAGCCCCGATTACGTGAATCATTCCTCTAGTAGGTTAGATTATAAGCCACGTATGAAGGGCTTAATTATTTTAGATATGGAAGAGGTGTGGAAAGATGTAGTTGGGTATGATGGATTGTATCAAATAAGTAATTTAGGTAGGGTGAAGAGTTATAATCGCAATAGAGAAAGGATTTTAAAAGCTAATGTAGGTACTTCTGGTTATTATTATTTAAACCTTTATATGTACGAAAAACAAAAAAAAGTTATGATTCATCAATTAGTAGCAGAATCATTCTTAGATCATAGCCCTTCCGGACACAAAATTATTGTTGATCATATTAATCATAATAAGCTAGATAATAGAGTAGAGAACTTACAGCTCATTACGCAAAGGGAAAACCTATCTAAAGACAAATTTAGAAAAAACTTCACAAGCAAATATACTGGAGTAAGTTGGTATAAAACTAGTAAAAAATGGAGGGCAGCTATACAGATTAATGGTAAGGAAAAGCGTTTAGGTTTATTTACCAATGAGCTAGAAGCTGCAAATGCTTATCAAGATGCTCTTAAAAACCACATGACTAATGAAGCAGTAATATAAAATATTTGATATGGAAAATAAACACGAATTAACAGAGGATTTAAAATTCATTGAAACTGAAATCCACAATGCAAAACACGATTTAAAAGCCATAGGCTCAAAGTTAGATATTGCATATAAATATCAAGAAGAGCTTGAGCAAAGAAGGGCATATGCAAATGCTAAAACCAAAGAGCTTCAATTAGAGTTTTTTGAAAAGCAAGGAACTATCACAGAGATGTACAATAAAATGGCAAATATCTTTAATATTTTTACAGCTAACTTTTATAAATAATAAGCTATATGAAACAAACACCAAAAAAAGAATCTCCTAAGTATGTAAGAAAAGGCATAGCTGGGCTATACGACTCCACAAAGCAAGCGATTGTAAACTGGTTAGGAGACATCATATTCAAACAGAAGTGCAAGCAAGCTCAACAAAAAGCTAATCAGTTTAACTGTAAAGTCTATCTCATTCAACGAGGTTATTTCACTTGGGTAATGCCACGAACAGCAGAGATTATGTGGTATAAAGACCACGGATATATTGGAAGAGATGTAAACTTTATTGAGCTGACTAAAATATCTGCTCGGATATTCCTTCCAAAAAAATAGCCTTATGAAAAAAAAGATAAAACAATTCATCAAAAAAGTATTGTTGTTCTGGAATAGTGATATTATCACTTACAGCAAATCAATTACCTATACTTTAAGGCCGATTGCCGATGAGGAAGAGCTACGGAAAATAGAAACTAGGGAAGAGCTTGCGCTTGATCTACTTAATGACGGTACAATTACCGTTACTACAAATAGAGTTATAAGAAAAAATGGCGAAATGGGACTTCGTGTTACTGCGAAAATTAATATTGTTACACCTAAAAAATAGAAATTATGAATATAATAGAAGCATGTAAGGCTATTTTTGAAGATAGGGAACTTTATGCAAAAAGGAAATCATGGAACAATTCAATGATTACAGTTATGCAAATTGGATGGGCAAACCAATACGAAAGAACTGAACAAAATGAAGTGGATAAAATAATCCCAAGCAAAAATTACATCCAGTTAATACAAGATAATTTAATGAAGGGGAGTGTAGTTCCTGATTTAGATGATGTTCTTGCAGACGATTGGGAAGTTTTCAATAGATAAAAAATAAAGGAGGCTTTCACCTCCCTTATCCAAAACACCAACCACATAAACGGTCATTCTTTCGAGTGATCGTTTTCCTTTAGACCTGTTGATCTAATCCTTTCATATATTGATTCAGCATTGCAACAGCTTTTGGATCTGCCTGTGAAGCATCACCGCCACCATCTTGTAGGTTTTGAGATAGCTTATCCATTAACTGCCCACCAGGAGCAATCTGCCCACCTTGCATGGCCTCTTCTTTACGTTTTTGAATATCTGCTAGTAGATTATCTGCAAAAGGAAGAGTACTATTTTTCAAGTACATCTCTAAGTCGATAAATCCTCCAACAACAAACTCTTTCAGAACATCTTCTATGATACCTCTATAAACAGGAGAATCAGGTGATCTACCCATAGTCATATCAAACTGAACGTCTTTAGCCTTAACGGGGTCAAATGTTAAAGACTCTTCGTTATAATTACTTCCTGCTAGTGCTAACTGTCTCTCAGAGTCATAAAATTGAACCTGAGTCTTAAGCATTTTCCAGTCTCTCTTTTTCCTGAATGCATTGAAGGTTTCAAAGTAATCTTTTGAGTTGACTGAGCTGTTCTGTGTTTCCTGTGCATAAAGAGATGCTGATTTAGATCTACCGTCCTGTCCTTGAACTGCGCCACTAACACCACTAACCTCAGTTAAAAACTTAAGCTGATAAGATAGTAATTCATTAATTCCGATATTAGTTGACTTTGTAGCCATTTGTATCGGAGGGCTTGCGCCATTTTTAAGCTTAATCTTTATCACACCATTAAACTTAGTCCACTCTTCTGCAATACTATTAATATCAAAATCGTCTGAAATAGAATCTTCTGGCACCAGTAACACACCTTTTGAACTCGAACTGATAACAAAATCAAGTAAAGTGATAAGTCTGTTAATATATCTTTGCTGATCGATTATATCCTCAACAAATCCCCATACCTCACCATCTACAAGAGGATAAAGAAGTAATGAGAATGGATGTGATTTATATTCATACGGGGTTTCAAATTCATTAAGAACATGACCCTGCCAAGATAGATATTTTACATACCAATAAACCTCATAGCTTCGATTATACTCAATAAGTGGAACCTTAGAAAAAGTAAAATCATCTAGCTCTTCGCCTTCTAATCCTGTCATACCAGCGTATTGATCTCTAGCCTTTAAGAACCTTTGTGCGTTCTCATCGTCAATAGCATCTTTATGATTCTCTTCAACTATAAACGCTTCGCCTTTTAACTTATCATGGCACCTTAATCTGAATGATGATTTTTTATACCATATCTCAAATACTCTTCCCTTATCCTGTTCTTTAGGAGTATAGAAATTAAGGTTTTCTGCATATTCGGCCGATAGATTATTACCAGACGCTCCAGACATTTCATTAGGTTTAAGCACCTGGCCGTAAACACCCATTATATATTCTGCATTCTCTGTACTTCCGCCCGAAAATGTACTTACAATATCTTTTATATACATATCGTGGAATACACCAACAACATCAATATCATCGTCTACGTCTCTAATATTTGGATTGAAAAACGCTTGTGTAATTGGCATATTTCTAAGCTTAACATCTTCCCTTTGAAACTGTTCAAACCATGCATAATTAGTCCTCTGCATAACTGATCCTGATAGTAAAAATTCCTCGAAAGACCTTACGTCTTTTTCCCTTACTTCGTTAATCTGCAAGCCATATTGTAAGGTGTTTGTTAACATCTCCCCTACCTGAGCTTGATTTCTTGCTCTTGATATAACGGACGATCTAGTGGTATCTAAACGAAATTGCCCAATAAGACTTTTGCACATCTGCCTGATCTGGTTTTGCTTTAATGGAACTTTACCCTGGCTCCTGATATAATAATCCTCTGTTTCGTAACTACCTGTATCGGGGTTGTATATCTTATCACCCCATTGGAATCCTCGATAGTATTTTCGGTTTCTCTCTCTTCTTTCTCTGAAGTCGTAAAGAGAATCCCAATATGATCTACACCTCTGCAAAAGGAGAACGTTATCGCTTACATCCGCGGATTCAGATATAATCACATCTTTAGTAACGGGAATAGACTCTTCTCTATTGGTTAGAGTATCTAAATTATATTTTTTAAAGTTAGTTTCCATGGCTATTTATTTTTAGTTTCCACCCTGTTTAAGTAATCCTTCATATATTTTCTTCTTTTCTTATCAAGACTTTCCATAAGCTCTTTTTTGTTTTCTTCCTCAGCTTTGTAGTATCTTGTATTAACATCGCTAATAATACCGTCATATAGTTTATAGGCTTGAGCGTCCATTCCTAACTCATTCATCATGCTATTATACTTAACCCAATCGCCATTAACCTCTGCCTTTT